TTGCCGCCCCAAGCGCGCAGGGCGGCGGCCACGCTCACGTGTACGGGCGGGTGGTCCCGCCAGTACATCCAGAGGTCGGCGATGTCATCGAGACTCAGCTCGTCGATGTCTCGCCAGCGCCACCCGGTGGCAGTGGCGATGCTGGCGTAGATGGCGCCCCAGTCCCATCCGTCGCCATCGGCTGGGGCCTCCCGTTTCCCTCGGCTGCGAGCTGCTGGTCGCACCAGCGGCGGAAACTGCCTTTGCCACCGGACTGAGCGAGCAGCTTCTCGTAGTTGTCGAGGTCGACGTGCTCGGCCACCGCCTCCTCGGTGAGTTCCGGGTGGTTGCGCACCAGGCAGGCGTGGGCTACAGCAGCAGCCAGACCGAGAGGGTCGGACTCCTTGCCCTCCTGCAAGGCCAGCATGCGCGGCCACAGCACCTTGGCGGCTTTGGCGCTGAGGGCCGGCATGGTGTACTCAACGCCACCGATGACGACCGGAAATCCCGGGTACTGAGGCGCACCCATCACTCGCTCACCGCCAGCGTACCGATGACGCCCGAGGCATCGGCAAAGGCCTGGAAGCCCACCTCGGGCACGGTGAAGTCATCGTTCTTGGACCCCATCTTGAAGCCCTCGGAAATACAGCTGTTGAGGGTCAGCACGGCGCTCTTGCCCTGATACGGGCCATAGAAGTCGGCGCGGAAGCTGGGGGCATACCCCATGGGCAGGTTGGTGATGCTCATCCGACGCGCCACCGTGCTGGTGGCGGTGTAGCGGTAGTTGATGTACATGACCTTGCCCTGGTCACCGGTGTTGAAGGTGTACTGACCGCCCGCGGTGACGGTGTACTGACCCGCAGCAGGGGCCGATGCCACGCGCGTGAGCGCGCGGCCCGTGGTCGAGTCGATCACGCCCAGATCGGCGCCGAACGTGCCGCTGCTAGGAGGTGTGACGGTGACCTGGAAAGGTGTCGTCGGGACGGCGGTTCCGACCGTGTCGTAGACCATCGACGTTAGACCAGCCGAGCCGGACACGCCGAAGACGATGGTCTCGAGGAAGCCGGCGCGGATGTCCGCCATCTTGGCCTTGCCGCTGATGCTGCCCTTGCCGCGACCGACCGCCACCGCAAACTGGTTCTGGCCGTGCAGCTGCTTGAGTTCGAACTTGATGTCGAGCTCGGTGTCTTGCAGCGTGCCGAAGATAAGCGGCGTGGGGTTCGCGATCGCCGCGCCAGCGGCGTCAGTGAGGGGGGTACCCCACAGGATGCCGGAGCCGAAGAGGAACATGAGGATCTCCTTGATTGGGAACTTGGGCACCCCGCGTTACGCGGGCGCGTCGAGCGCGTGGGCCCGGGTGAGGTACTTGATTGCGTAGATCTGCGCGCAGTAGCCAAACGGGAGGTCTGTGCTTGCCGGGCGCCACTCGCAGCGGTCGCGCCGCATGCCGGCCACAAGGGCCCGCAGCGGTGCGTCGGCAACGATGAGCGCATGGGCGTCGACGCGCACGGCATCCGCCGTTTGCTGCCAGTTCGAGCCGCGCACGACGGTGATGACAGCCACGCGCAACAGATCGCTTTCAGTCTGGGCCAGCGGCATGAAAGGCCCGCTGCCGCCGCCCAGCAGCTCGGTGTCCTCGTCGACTGCCTCGATGACGATCGACGGCGACTCCTCGCGGGTGAAAGCGTCTTGGCGGTCCCGGTAGACCCGGGATCCGGCAGCAGTAGCGCCGGCAAGGACCTGGCCAATGCGCTCGCAGATTTGTTCGGCCTTGCTTGGCATGGCTTCAGACCTTGGTCAGCAGGGCGCGGCTGAACGCGCCGTCGTCGACCTGGCGCGGCGCCTCGCGCACGGTGTAGCCAACACCATTGACCGAGACCGCTGCATCGCGCGTGAGCGTGACGGCTGCGGTCTTGTAGGTCAGCAGGTACTGCCGGCTGTGTGCCGTGATGCGCTGCAAGTCCATCAGCTCGTCAGGCTGATCCAGCAGGCCGGTGAACTGCACAGCACCGGCGCTGCACGGCACGCCGAAGTCGTCGATGAACGCATCCAGGTCTTCGACGAGCGCCATCAGATGCTCGCTTCGTCTGGCGCGGGCGGCGCAGGCGTCTGCACCGCGGGCTCGGGAGCTGGCGCAGCCTCGGGCGCCGGCTCTTCCGCCAGCAGATCGATCTTGTCGGCGTGGATTTGCGCCACGTCGTCCTCGAGGTCGATCTCCTCGCCGCCAGTGCGCAAGGTGCCGTCATGCAGGCGGAAGCTGCAGCCGGTGCGGATGGTGTAGGTTCGAAGCATGGTGCGGCCTCCGGATCACACGTACTTGGGGTGGTACTGGATCGACGCCGCCACGATGGCGGGACCGGTCGCAATGGTCCCGACGCAACGTACCCAGCCGGCGACGGCACTCGCGTTGACCGTGCGCTTTTGGATCTGGTTGGCAGCGCCCGCGGCGTACGCGCCTTCGTTCGGCGTGATTGCCGCGGCACCGGTGCCGCTACCGTCGCTGGCGTGCTCGATGGTCCAGGTGATGGATCCGGTCATCGCGCCGACCTGGTTGGTGAACACGATGTCGCCTTCGGCTTCACGCACATCGACCCAGCCGCTCGTGGCCGCTGCGGTGTTCGCGGCGCTCACCGGGTCAAGCAGCTTGACGGCCTTGGAGGATTGGCCTTGGTTGCCGAGCACGTCAGGACTCCTTGGGTTTGGCGTCGGCCTTGCGCGGCGCGGGAGCGACGGGCGCATCGGTAACCTCGGCCTTGTTGAAGGTGCACAGCTCGGCAGCGAAGCGGGTTTCCACTTCGATCACCGCGCCGACATCGATCTGCTTGCCCTTCATGAGGAAGGGCCGCAGCACGCGGATGCGGCGCGTCTTGGGTTTCGGTTCCATGGCAGTAGGCGCCGCGCCGCCAGCGACCAGTGGGGACTGGCTTGCTCGCAGCACAGCGCTTGTTCCTTTCAGGCTGTTGGGGGTAGCGGGGATGGCCTGGCGATCAGGTCATCGAGGCGGCGTGGCTGAAGGCGCCGGCGTAGCGCAGGCCCACGTCGATGGAAACCATCGCGCGCACACCGATGATTCCGGCCTGGAAGTTGGCGTACGGGTTCACTTCCACCTCGAGCACGCCCCACTCCGCCACGACCACTTGGCGCCAGTCGCCAAACAGCGCGGTACCCGCCGACATCTGGTTGGACGACATGGCCGGGAAGCCGGCCATCTGGCCGTCCCACAAGTTGCCCTGCCAGAGCGGTGTGTCGGTGTTGGCAAAGCGAGCGCGCTGCATGGCGAGGGCCGCCACGGTCGGCGTGGTGACATAGCCACCCATCTCCGGCGTGACGTTCGCGGTTGCGACATCGACCTGGAATTCGAGGATGTCGGCGTAGTCGAAACTGGTGCCCGTCACGCTGCCGATGCCGGCGGTGTTGACGATGCCAGTGGGCTCGCCACCCGAACCGCTGCCACGCAGCACACCGGCATCGACCGCCAACGCAGATACGGCGCCCAGGTCGGCAGTGACGATACCCTCCGCATCGGGGCTGGACTGCAGCAGCAGCTGGCGGCTGATCTCGGTATAGGCACCAACAGTCTTGGGCGACAGCGCCATCTGGCCGAAGGTCTGCCCGCTTTCGGTGATGGTGCTGCCTTCGTTGGCCAGCCACACTGCCGTGGCAGCACCCGACTGGCGCGGGATGGTGACGTTGCCCACCAGGCCGGACAGGCGCCGGGCACCCATGCGATAGGCCACGGAGCGGTTGCGCAGGACCTCGATGAAGCTCATGTTCTCGGTGGCGACGAGGTAGCCGCCGCCGGCGGCGCTGGCCACCGTGAGATCGCGGCGCTGAGGTGCCACGCGCTTATCGAGCTGCACCTCAAACGGCACGAAGAACTTGTTGGGGTCCGGCAGGCGCTGCAGGCGCTTGCCGATCTCGCGGCTGCACTCCAGCTCAAAGCCTGCGTTGGACCAGTTCTTGTCGGCCACGGCGCGGATCGCATTGAACAGGCTGTAGCGCTTGACCTCGCTGTTGCTCAGGCCCAGCTTGGCCTCGCTCTGCGGGTTGTTCTTGCCGCGCTCCTCGATGATCTTGAGCAGGTCTTCGGTGATGGCCTCCACCGACAGGCCCGTGCCGATCCAGTAGTCGCGCACGCTGTCGTCGATCTTGTTGGCCTTGCACAGGTTCTCGATGCCGCGGCGCCGCGCACGCTCCATCTCCACCGCGCGATCGCCACCGAGCTGCTGGCCAGCCTGGCGCTGCTCGTGAGGCTGGCCGCCCTGGCGCTGCTGCTGCTCTTGGGACTGCTGATCCGCGCTTGCGCCCGCGGCGGCGTTTTCTCCAGCCATAGTGGCTCCTTTCAATGCGGCCGCAGCCGCCGTTGTTGAAACTTGCGATGCCTGCCGTGCCATGCGCCCAACGCCTACGGTGGGGTCGGCCGGCACGGTGACGAGGGAGTTCTCGATGGGCTCCCAGTCGACGACCCGATAAACGGTCTCGCTGTCTTCGGCGCGGTCGAAGGCGCCGGCAGCCTGGTCCAGCGCGCGGCGGAACTCGGTCACGTCGCCACGCGTTGCACTGCGCCCGTCGCGGGCGAGGAAGCGCTCCAGCGTGCGCTCGAAGAGGGCGCCGTCCAGCTCGCGCTCGATGCGCTGGCCGCTCTTGCTGGTGGTCTGCTCGATGACCTTGTGGATCTGATAGCCGACGCTGGCCTTGCTGAGCACACCAGACTCGACCAGCGCGATCGTGTCGCGGCCCGCCTGTGTGGCGGACGTGATGCGAACCTTGCCGCGCAGGACGCTGTCCTTGTCCGCGCGCACCGAGCCGGGCACGTGCACGCCGCGCAGGTCGTTCCAGTCATGGTTGAACAGCAGCGAGGCACCGTCGTTCAACCGGCCCAGCCGCACGGACTTGTCGTTGACGTCGAGGATCTCGACGCCCCACCAGCGCTCATACGGCTCCTCGCTGGCGAACGCCATTTCGACGATGAGATCGGCCCCTTCCTTAGCGCGCTCGAATGTGCTGCCGATCGAGAAGCTTCGCTTTGCCATGTGTCACCTCGGAAATGAAATGACCCGCCGGGGCGGGTCATCGGATTGGTTGTCGTCGTCGCCTTCTGGCGGCGGGTCGGGCGGCGGCTCGCCGGCAGGCAGCGATGGCGCTGACAGCGTGGTGTCCACCTGCACCCCGGCCTGCTCCATGAGCTCCAGCTCTCGCTTGCGCGTGGCCAGCACGTCCTCGATGTCCAGGCCGCCAGCAGTTGCGGCGATCACGTCCGTGACCGTCGTCAACCCGGCCTTGATCGCCTCCTTGTAGGCGGCAACCTCTTTGGTCGGATCCACCCAGCTCCAGCCGCGTGGCTTGAAGAGCACGGACTCGAACTTGCGCGGGTCACCGGCGTACTGGGAGGGTGGCACGCTGGCCAACGCTCCCGCCAGGACGGCCTGCTGCAGCCAGCGCGCATGCAGCGGCTGGCGGAAGCTGCGGCACCACCACTGCTGCAGCGTGCGCCAGAGATCTCGGTCATCAAGCAGCGCCAGGCGCGAGCTGCTGTAGTTGCTTTGCGAGTAGTCGCGGCTCAGGCTCTCGTAGCTTGGCCCGCAGCCGGCAGACACCTCGCGCAGCATGTACCGCATGAATGGGTCAAGCGCGGTATTCGGCCGGTTCGGAGAGTGGAAGTCGAGCTCTTCGCCAGGGTTCAGCTCCTGCACCGTGAGCGGCTCGATGTCGATGAGCGACTGCTCTGCATCGTCGTCGGTAGTGGTGATGGGGCCACTGTCCGCCGCCGGGCGCTTGATGGTGGCGAAGTAGTAGGCGCTGGCCCGCGCGGCTTGCACCTCGGAGCCGCTGTACTCGTTCATGTCGTCGAGCTTGCGCAGGACGGCATGCAACCATGGTTCTCCGCGCGTTTGCGGCCAGCGATCAATGATGCGCAGGTGAAAGATGTCCGAGGCGGGGACGCGTTCAAAGCGGTCCACTGCATCGATGCGGCCACGGATATCGCCGGGGTGCCGGCGGCGGATCCAGTAGGCGAGCGCGCGACCAAAGCTGTCCACCTCCACACCCATGCGCACCTCGGCGTCTGTGGCGACCGCGCCCGGGTCCACCAGTTCATGGGCCAAGCGCTCAGGCTCGATGAGCTCCAGTGCAAGCGGCACGCGCGAAGCTCCGAAGCGGGCGTAATGCAGGCGGATGAAGACCTCCCCGGCCTCGAACACCTGACCCATGGCGGCACGCTCCAGGTCATGGAAGTGCAGCGCACCGCCGGTATGGCAGGCGTCTGCACAAGTCCATTCGCACCAGGTGCGTTCAATGTCGTCGTTCACTCGCTGGCTGAGTGCACCTCTGGTGGTGGACACCTGCGCTTGCATACCGATGCCCTGGCCGATGACGTTGTTGACGACGATGACCTTCGCTCGCTTCGCGTATGCACTGTCGCGCACCATCTGCCGCGAACGGGCACGCATGGATGTCAGGCTGCTGGACAACTCAGCGTCCGCGCTGCTGTTCCCAGCGCTGCCGAAGCCACCAGTGAGACGGTTGGATCGTGCCGCCGCATACATGCGACGACCAGGCGCCACGACGACACGATCCACCCCCGCGCGGCGAGCCTGCATGGCGGCGCGGAACTCGTTGAGGATGACGCTGCCGGGTTGCTTATCAGACACGGTTCAACCTCACGTAGGCCTTGCGACGGTCAGGCAGGCCTGCGGCAAGGCGAGCTGCTCGCTCCTCCCGCTGGACCTCGATTTCCCATTGAGAGATCAGCGCCACGATCTCGGCGACGCTTCGAAACTCCATCTCGCGCTCGCCGATCTTGTAGCGGCGGTGCGTAGGGTTCCATGCGGCGAATGCGGCCCGCGCGTCATCTAGTGCCCGGCGCGCCAAGCTGCGGCCGTCGTAGCCGGCAGCGGCGGTACGCGGGTTGGGCTTCACGGTGATTTGCCCGTCACCCACGGTGTAGGACTCGCCAGCTTTGTCGACCCAGGAGAACCAGGTGTAGGAGCCGTCAGCCCATTCGGCCGTTGTGGTCGCCGACACAGCGACGCGGAAGTTGTCGCCCTCCGCGGTGGCAATGATGTCTACCGGCGTAGCGGCAGCGGTGCGCGGCACGAGGCGATAGCGTAGTACCCAGCCGCTGCTGGCCGGGTACTGCGGCACCGATGTCAAAAAGTTCAGGCTGTCGCCTGCGATGAGTTCCTGCTGCTGCATCACATCCTCTGCGTTCCCATGCGCCGTGCGACGACGCGCCCGAGCACCCGGCCACCAATCCGATGTCGCCCGCCAGACGGCCAGGTGGGCACAACACCCAGAGGCACCACCGATAGGCGTCCCGTCGCAAGCACCTGTCCGCCGGCTGCGCCGGTGAGCACCACCACTTTGTCGACTGCGCCAGCGGCCAGGGCCTCGCCTTGCGCGCTTCCGCCCAGCACGAGCGTGACCACCAGTCCGCCGCCGGCACTTGCCAGGCCTTGCGCCTCGCCCGTGAGCGGGACGGACAGCATGAGCGTGCCGCTCGCACCCGCCTGCCCCGCAGCATCACCACCGAGAGTGACCACCCCGGCGAAAGACGCCGTTGCAGACGCCTGAGACAGCGCGGCTCCGCTGAGCGCGATGCTCAGGGCGATCTCGCCGCTCGCAGTAGCAACCCCGATGGCAGCACCGTTGAGGGGCACGGCTTGAGCCAGCTGGCCGCTGGCAGTGGCCACGCCAATAGAAGCGCCAGCGAGACCGACCGACAGCGAGAGCGTGCCGGTGGCCGAGGCAGTGCCCGCGGCGGAGCCTGCAAGGTCGACGCTGCCCGCGGTGGTGAGCGCGCCACTCGCTGTGCTGGTGGACGACGCGGCACCGTTGAGCAGCACGCTGAGCGCGAGAGTGCCGCTTGCCCCGGCCTGCGCTGCCGCTGCCCCTGCAAGTGGGACGAGCTGCTCGAGCGCGCCTGTCGCGCTCGCCTGGCCACTTGCATCGCCTGCAAGCGTTCTGAGCACCTGCAAGGCGGCGGACGCGGTCGCCTGCGCCACTGCGTTGCCGAACAGGTCGATGGCGTTGGAGTAGGCCGCAACACTTGGACGATAGAACCGGCCCAGGCTATAGGGTCCGCGCCCTGGGCGATTCCGGCGTGTGCCGAAGGGCGGCGGCACATCGCGCAGGATGGATTCCAGCGTGCCGGATGCGGAAGCCTGCCCGGCGGCATCACCGGCAAGGTCCTGAGCCGAGCCGGCTGCCGCCGCGTTGACTGCGAGCGCGAAGATTGACCAGCCGCCACCAGCCAGCGTGCCGCCAACGGTCCATGAGCATGTAGTGGAGGTGCCGGCTGCGGTCTCGCGCGAAGCGCCAGCGCCCTCGAATGCGCTGATTCCGCCCGCCCCTTCGAGCTCCTGCAGCGAGTCGGGGACGTCATCTGTGAGCTGGAACGACTGCCCGCCGATGTCAAGGAACGACACGAAGTCGAGCACAAGATCGCCGGATACGCTCGTGGCGGTGACGGTCGGCGACGCATTCGTGCCGGTGGCCGTGGCTACCGTGTTGTTCGGAGTCGTCTGGTCAGCGTCCTGGACCTGGACAGCGATAACCCACCGCTCGTCTTGCGCGCTGCCCCATGTGACGTGGACCGTGTTCGATCCAGTCGCAGGGGCGATCAACCTCCACAGCGACGCCTTGGCATTGCTGCCCATGTCCAGCGTCGCGCCGAGCTTGGTCAGCGATGCGCCGCCGCTGCCGCCCCACTTGACGGCAGAGGGATCCACCGGAGTGCCTGCACCCGAGCCAGCCAGAACGTACAGCACGCGGTTTGACCCGCCCGCAGTGAATGCTCCGGTCTCCAGTATGGTCGTGTTGTCCGCGGCGCCGATCGCCGAGGACACGAAGACGGTTGCGGCCACCTACAGCCTCACTGTCCAGCCTTCATGGCCGCCAGAAGCACGTCAACCTGCGCCATCCGCTCTGGGCTCAACGCCTCGGAACGCTGCCGATACAACGCCTTAAGCACGTGCATCTTGTCGGCGCGCTGTGCAGCGGTCATCAGCGGCCTGCCTTGCGCCTGGTACAGCACATCGAGCAACTCGGCCGCCTGTTCGTGTGCGCTCATAGTCTCGCCACTACTGTGCCCTTGTTGCCGTTCGCCCACGCAAACGACCGCCCGGTGCCGAAGTCGCAGGTCAGGTCGTCGATGCTCGCGAACCCGTTCTTTCCCCACCAAATTCCGGCCTGACCGGCCGATGTCACGAGCCCCGAGAAGTTGGCCGCCTCAAGCAGCATGTCCGACTCGCTCAGCGCAGGCGTGATCACCTTTTGCGCATCGATCACAAAGCTCGCGCGCTCGTGCTGGTAGTGCGAATACCACGGCGAATCTCCGATGATGGCCTTCGGGCTTGGCGGATTGGTTTCACCGTAGCCGGCATCCGTTACCGTGCGCTCGATGTAGTGATCCGAATCGACGTTCGGCAAGTCGAAGTAGAAGCGGATCGTCTTGCTGTTGGCGTTGGCGCGCGTCACGACGATGGCCTGCACGTAGGTCACGCCCTTCGTTACCACCGTACCCTGCACGACATCACTCGATCCGGCGCTGTCGAAAAAGTCACCCGCAGCCGCCGCGACCTCCCAAACATGGCTCGTGCCGGTGTTGTCGCGCGTCGTCGGGTACGGATGGGCACCCCAATAGCCAGCCGATGGGTCAAACGTAGCCCCGTCGCCCTGGCACCACCACCACATGGCGTAGTAGCCAGTCTGCTGGATCACCCTGATCTTGCGAATTACGGTGACGCCCTGCCCGGACACTCCCCAGATGGGCAACCCGTTGAGATGTGGGTCGGCGAACTCCAGCGCAACGTAGGGTGCGCTGGTGTCCGGGCCGGTGACGTTGCTGGGGAATTGGAGTGCATATCGAGGCTGCGCGTCGGTGGAGCGCCGCCTCGACATCGCATACGCAGACCGGGTGATCGGCATCGTTCGTCAGGTCGGAGATTCGAGCATGTACTGGTGCAGCGTCAGGCTGTTTGACGCGGACGCGACACTGAAGGTCGCGAACAAATCCAGCACCTGAGACATGGCACTGTCGAAGGTGGCGCCAACAGCTGGCGCACTGGTCGGCAGCAGCATGATCGGCGTCGTTGCCGAGAGTGCTGCGCTGAACAGTTCTCCCGTGCCGATCAACGACGCCGACGCGCCAATGGCCCGACACACCAGGTCCATGGTGAGCCGCCAGCTCAGATTGCTAGCGCTGGTGGCCAGCGTGCCGGATGCCCCGCCGCTGAACACGACCGCGGAACCAAGGCGCACATCGAAGGTGAGCGTGCCAGGCGTCGAAGCCGCCGTGCTGATGCGACCGGCCGCATGGATGCGCAGGCGCTTGCCGACGCGGTCGAAGAAGCCGGCCTGCAAGGTGATCTTGCGGGCCGCGGGAATGATGCTGGTCGCCGTGGTGCTGTTGGACAGCGCGGAGCCATCCTCGCCCGCGGAGACAAAGCTTTCGAGGAAGCCATCCATGGTGAGTGCGGCCTTAGTTGTCGATCTGGAATGTGAGCTGGCCCGCAGGGAACGAGACCGTGTCACCGCTATTGATGGTTTTGCTCGTCGTGAGGGACTGGCACACGAGCAGGTTTCCGGCCGAGGCGGCGTCGTAGAGGCCAAAGTGCGTGACGGTCCCCCAGCTGCCGGTAGGCGTGGTGAAGGTGATGGCGTTGACGTTGCTCGTTGTCCCGTTCCCGCCCGACGTGGCCGCCCAGTTGCCGGTGCCGCTCGCAACACCTACCCGGGCGTAGCTGCCTCCGCTAACCTCAGTTCCGGCCGCTGAATCGCTGCAGCCCGCTGTGAGCAGGCCCACGTACCACGTGCTCGGCGCGGTGTACGCCGTGCCACGGAACAGGTGGTTGATGAGGCTGGTCTCCAGCGAGTCGGTGAGGCTCGCGGCACCGGCGATGACGCTGGCCAGCGCAAGGACGGAGACGAGCGCAAGGGCTCGCGTGCGGCGAAAAATGTTGCTGAACATCATTGGCTCCTGTAATGGCTGGCTCTCACCAGCGGTGAACAAACCCTCGCGCTCGTCGCTTTGGCGGCGGCGCTTTTCTGCTGGGCAGAGGCGCTCGGATCTCCTCTGCCCGTGTCTCTTGCTTGGGCACGATCTCGGTTGCTGCCTCGTCGTGCACCTGGTCCTGCGTCGGTGCAGGCGTCTGCGATGACTGCGCGGGTCCGTCCCCATCGAGTAGGTCGAGCTGGCGGACCTGACCGAACAACTTCTCGCGCTCGCGCCACACGGTCTCCGCGTGGCGGCCCAACATGGCGTAGAGGAACGCGGCGTAGAGGTACACCTCGCAGTCCCAGTACTCATTGCGGCCCGGGCCCTTGACCCACCACAGATCCTTGTTGCCGCGCTTGTCGCGTCGCCACTCGCGCCGCTCGCTGCGCAGCTGCTCGTAGTAGTCGGCGTCAAAGGCCAGTGGGAAGTGGTAGAACCCGCCCCCCGGCTTGGCCAGCTTGAGGCGGCCGTCGATCAGGTTCTTAACGGACTGCGTCCCGACCCATCGCATTTCCACGCCACCCGGCACCGGCTGCCCGCGCCACGTGAACTCGTACTTCTTCGGCCGTGAAAGCTTGGGTGCGTCGTAGGCCTTGGCGCCGCGCACCGCGAACCAGTGTTTGCCGCGCAGCTGGGCATCACGGCAGAAGGCGAACACGTCTTCTGAGTGATGGCCACCTGCGTCGATGGCGGCGGCATCCACCCGCATCAGCTGGCCGCTCGCGTGTCGAATGGGCGCCTCGAGCACCTCGCGCAGCTTGGCCCACGTCTCCGGCGCTGCTGGGTCACCGTAGATCTCGCCGTGCGCGATGCCCCAGCTCTCCTCGCCGCGCCCGAAGGCCCGAATCACCCAAGCCAACCGGTTGTCCTGCGTGTCGACACCTGCCAGGCACACCAGGCCGCCCATCGGGCATGTCCACAGGTCGTACTGCTCGGCCCGTTGCTGCAGCTGCTTCGCACCGATTACGGTGCCAAGCTTCGGGCTGTAGCACTCGCCGTCGTAGTTGTTGACGAAGACCTTGATCTTCTCGTCGTCTCCCTGAGCAGCCAGCCACTCGCGCACGAACTGCGGCCACGGACGCCAGCCGAGCGGAGCATTGAGGGCGCTGAAGCTGCACCAGCTGGCCACGCCCGGTTCGCCAACCGCCGTGGCCTCCCAGTACGCGAGGCCCGCCGCCTTGGCTTGTGCCTCGGTCATGCCCGACAGACGCGGGGCGTAGTTCTTCGCCTTCCACGCGTGCTCGGTGTTCAGCGTGCCGCACTCGGTACAGGCATAGCGGACAGTTTCCGGGTCGCCGTCCACCCAGCGCAGCTGCGTGCGAACCAGCACCTGCGCATGGCCGCAGTCCGGGCAGTGCATGTGCCACTTGCGCTGGTCGCCGCGGCGCACCTGACGTTGGATCGCACTGCGCTCGTCGATCGTCGGCGTGCCGTCGCCGTAGATCTTCGCCTTGCGGCCGAAGTTGTCGGCCCGCTTGCGCGCCAGGTCGATCGGGTGACCCTGGTCGCCGAGGTCCGACGTGTACTCGTCGGGCTCCTCGAACTTGATGTAGCGGATCGTTGCCGACTTGAGGGCGCCGACTCGGTTGGCGCCGACCAGGCGCATCACGCCACCCGGGTAGCGTTTGCGCAGCTTGGTGTTGTCGCTGCCCTTCTCCAGCGCGGGGCGGATGCGGCGGCGCAGCTCCCGTGTGCTCGAGCGCATCGGCTCGAAGCGCGACAGCTCCCACTGCGTCGCATCATCCTTCGTCGGGAACACCATCAGCAGAGAGCCGGCCGCAGTGCAGATCCAGGCGCCCACCATGTTCTCGCCGCTGACCGAGCCGCCCACCTGGTGCGGCTTCTGCCACCAGCCCTCGCGCCAAGGAGACCCGGGCGACATCGTTCGCTGGATGTCGATCAGGTACGGCGTACGCTCGTTGCGGTAAGGCCCCGGCTCCGGCGTGTCCTCGGGCAGCACACGGTTGGCCTCGGCCCACTGGTCCACCCAGACCTCAGGATCCGGCCGCAAGGCATCAGCGATCGCCTTGCGAACAGCATCAATCGGCCTCATCGTCGTCATCGGCCTCGGCTGTCACGCCACGCGCGAGCACTCGATCGGCGAAGTCAGCGAGCCGCGCCGAAATCTCGCGATCGATCAACTGCTCGCAGCGCAACGCATCGGACTCAGCAGCCACCGCATCTTTGATGCGCGCCGCGACGTTGCCCAGCGCATCGCGCAGCGCACGGAACTCGGTGAAGCGCAGTCGCGCCACGTCGGCCTTGTCCACCAACGAGCCGCGCAGCTGGTCGAGCTCGAGCTGCTCGCGCTCCCGCCGGATGCGCTCGCGCTGTGCCCGCTCGGCCCGGTACGCCTTGGTGTCGTCGTCGGTGGATCCGCCCGCCGCAGGGTCATCCAGCGGCTCGTCGTCAGAACTGGCGGGCGCAGCGGTCCGCGCAGCGCCCGCCCCGGTTGCCAGCCCGGCTTGCGGCTCCCTCAGCGAAGTATCCCCATGCTCGGGCCCGGCGCTGTACAGCAGCGACTGCTTTGCCGGGTCCGTGTTGGTCACCCAGTCGCGGTCGGCCTGCTCGGAGTCGATCTTCGACTTGTCATCGACGATCACGACCTTGATGCGGCCCGCCTCGATGGCCTTCTGCACGGCGCGCAAGGTGACCTGGCGATGGCGCGCGTACTCGCGGTACCCCATCAACGCCATGCTTGACTACCCTCGTTTGACGACCTGACTACCTCCACCCGACTACCGGGCGACTACCCTGCGCAGACGTCTGCAACAACCTGCGCAACGTGCTCGCGAATGACCCGCGTGGCTGCCCCCCTTGGGGAGGACCCGTTCACTTCGCAGTGGCGAGGGCTCGTTGCCATGCGCTGGCGAGCGCTGGCTCGAACGAGCGAACGACGATGCGTTCTGCCCGCTCATGGAAGTCGAAGAGCCTCTCGTATCGCGCAGGCTGTTTGGGGAACACGATGATCGGCACCAGCTCGTGGCGCAGTGCGCTCACTACTACTCGCTTGTAGATGCCCGCGGGCCTGCCATCACCCGGCTCGCCATAGAACAGGTCCACCGCCTGGCTCACACCGAAGCGCCTGGACTGTGCGCCGGTGGCCCGCTTGCCTGCCTTCGCGCGATTGATCAGCGACTTGATCAGCCCGGCGGGTACGTTGCCGTACTCATTGAGCTGCACCACGCTGGGTAATCGCAGGGCCTGCCGCTTGGGCTGCCTCGTGCCGCCCTGGACTTGGTACTGCAGGTACTCAGCCTGCCGGTCCTTGATGCCCACCGACGCCTGCAGCCTGTCCTTGCGCGCTGGCTCGATGAAGAATCCACCCTTGGTGAAGGCAGTAGGTCGATCAAAGACGCTCTCCACCTCACCGGGCATCGCGTCACGCGCCGCCTTCACCGACTCGGTCAAAGCCAACGCCGCTGCAAACCGAAACTGCGGGTGCAGCTTGGCCGTCTCACGGATCACCTCGCCGATGTTGCTGCTGGTGGTCACGCGCACGGAGCACTCCCCAAAAGACAACGCCCGGCGGGCAGGACTGACCGTCGGGCGCTCGTTGCGATTCGGCCAGTGGGACCAAACCGCAGCGTGGCTGAAATGTACCGATTTCGGCTAATGCGTAGAACTCCCCTTTGCCGCGCGCTGCAGCACCTCCACGCGCTCCCGCTCCTGCCGGGCCACCGCAGCCCGATCAGCAAACCACGTCACCATGCGGCGGTGCGCCTCCCACACGCGCGCCTTCACCGTGGCCTCGCTGCATCCCAGCTTGCGCGCATCAATGGCGGCACTGTCGCCCGTGAGATAGACCTGCTCAATGGTCTGCCGCAGTCGATCCTCCAGTGAGGCCACGGCCTGGTCGGTGATGCTGGCCTCACAGTCGTTGGTCGGAATCGTGGCCTCTCGGTACCGAGTGCCACTCGGCTCCATGTTCCAGTTGCACCGGCCGTAGCCGAGGCCTCCCGCACTGGCCCCCAGCTTCCACCGCGCCCAGTTTTGCAGGCGGCGCTCCATCTCCTCATCTCTCGCCATCGGTCTTCCCCCTCACCACCAGGAGCGCCTGCGTAGAGGTCACCGCCGCTGCCGCGAAGTTCGCCATCAACGGCTCGTCCCACGGCGTGCCCACAGCCAGCGCGCCCTCCCGCGCAAAGAACCACCCCGGTTCACCCAGCAGCACGCCTCGCCTCCAGCATTCGTTCACGTGGGCATCACCGAGCTGCGCCCTCTTCTCTGTCACCAGCCTCGCCACGCCTGGCATTTGAGCCGGCAGCCAGTCGTATCTATTCGGCTTCTTCGCTCTCTGGTCCATTGGTCCACCTCATTACATGGACACTTCACACACCCAATTCGCT